TTTAGGTTTGTTGCATTTCATTTCAGACTTTTTGGCCTCTGATATTTCAACCTCTTCTCCAAACATTCCCATTTGTTTTACATAATTTTTATTTCCTGGAGACTGAACTTGAATTAAAAGTTGTCCTGGAGGAAGATCTGAAATTCTATAGGATAAAACCCTTGCATCTGGATAAATTTTTTGTATTTCTGCAGTTACATCATTTTTATTTGGTAATGTTACTTGGGGGAAAAACATTCTCAAAGCATAAGTTTTTCCTCTCCAGGTCAACATAACTAAAATGATATTTCCATTTTGTGCCGCAATTCTTGCTTCTTCAATTTTTTCAGAATTTTCTACTTGCTCAGATTTTACACAAGAACCTTTTTCATATTTTTTAGTTCCTTTTTTTCTCTTATATCCATCCCAACATGGACCATCTTCTTTAAGTTCTGATAAAATTTTATCTACCATAGATGGTTCATATTCAGCATTTATATTTCTAATAGCACTATCTCCTTTTCTTACCAAAGGAATTTTTGGTTCTGCTCTTTTTGTTTGTGCTGCTGTTCTTTCTCCTTGAGTAGAACCTTGTTGGGAGAGAGTTCTGATCGCAGAAGAACGCTTTGATTTTCTAATATCTTTTGGATCTATTTTTTCGGGCATTTTCCAATTTTCCTCAACTTTAGATTCTCCACTATTGAGGTAATCTGCAGCAGTATCTAGATACTCCGAAGCTCTGGTAATTTTTGATTGAACCCATGCTTCAATATTTCCTTCGCCTTTTAATTTTTTCTGAAGTTTCTTTATAGCATCTTGAGCGGTTTTTAATTCCGAACGTGCCATTGAATGCTCATGATCCTTTTCTTCTTTTGTGATTTTTTTCTTGTAAATTGGATCTGGTTTTACTAAATCAATAAATTCAAAAAATGGATTTCCATCACAGTCAAGAATAGTTACATCTTCATTAACTTTTTTGTTTGTCGATTTCTTTTCCATTTTTTTAAGTTTTGTATAATAGTTTGGAATTTCATCTAAATGCTGAAGAGCAATTATCTTTGCTGTTGCTTTTGATTTTGTGTGCTCTCCTTCAACTTTAATCCCCATAGACAATTCTTTTTCAATTGTAGAAACATCTACTCCATGCTTTTTTGCAATATCCAATACAGATTTGTGGGATTTTAATTTTGTTGAAGACATTTTATATGATTGGTTCTTATTTTATTTATTTTAAATCTTGGTTTTGTAATTTACCCTTAAGCAATTTGGACAATTCTGCAGTAGAACCTACGAATAATGCATTTGTAACATTTGTTGGTCCTTTGGGAGATTTGACCTCATCAATTTCTTTTAACTTCTTCTGAAGATCAATTAACTTTTCCGTTGCATCTGCTACATTTTTTATTAGTTGCCCAGCAACTTCATAAGCTCTGGGCATTTCACTTTCTTGTGCTAACTCTAGAATTCCATTTAGTGCTTCTTGACCCTTTTCAATAATTGAATAAAGATTTCCTCGACTATACTCATAGTCTCTTTTTAAATCATCCTTATCCAAATTTTCTTCTTTAACTTTTTCAATTTCTGAAGAAGTTATATCTAAACTGGATGATTTAATGTCATCTTCCACATCAAAAGCGTCATTTAATTTGTCAAATTTGTTAGTCATAATTTTGCATTAAAATAATTCATTAAAACCAAAATCATCTCCAATAGGAATTAAAGGATCATCTACAGATCTTACTAATTTGACTTCTGCTCCAGAAACATGATTTGATATTGCAGTTCCATATGCTCCTCTTGTAACCATTAAAGTATTTGAATCTGGAATAGAACTTATCTGTAAAGTCTCGTTATCAATTGTGATATAAGATTTTGCAGTAATCTGTGATGTATCGGAAACTGAAATTTTTCCGTCAGCAATTACAACATCTTTTATCAATGTTGCAATTGCATTATCTGTATAACTTTGAATTGCTTTTGGTGTAGTTGAATAAGTAAGATCTCTTGCAGCATTTGCTGAAGTATATTCGCCAGAAGCATATCCAATAGAAACTTTTTTGATAATGTCTCTGTCGACTCCAGAAATAACTGGACCATAAAGATAAGTTTTTGCAGTGAATCTTAGTGTATAAATTAAAGCTCTACGTGTATTAAAATCACCCTCATAATCATCTCTCATTGAGATATTATCCAACACAATTGGTATATCTTTCTTTTCTCCAATAGTATCTAAAAGATCTACTGTAAGAGTAAATGCTGGTTGGAAATATGGCAAAATTTGCTCTACAATCTGAAGCATATCATCATTAATCTTAGTCATAATACTAAGTTCAAATGACATATTATATGGAACAGGCATATAAACCTTTTTAGTCTCTGAGTCTGTTCCTTTGGCGATAAATGATTGCGTAGTAGTTAACTTTCTGCTGGTATCATAGTTCAATCCTACAAATTCAAATGACATTCTTGGCAAAGTTATTTGAACTGGATTATTTAAATCTGAAGGAGATTGCTCTAATCTTGCTAAAAATTTCTGAGTTGGACCATATGCAAGAGGAACTTTTGTGACCTGGACTACATCTCCAGAGTTATCTTGCTTCTTTAATAAAATATTATTAAAAAGCGTTCCAAATGCAATAATAGTACGCCTAAAAGTTTCGTTATAAAAATATTCAAACATTTTTCTATAAATTAATCTTAATTACTATTTAACAAAAAAATCAGGGAGTTCCAAAAGGATTTCTCTCGGAAAAATCTAAAATTTCATTTGCCTCAAATTGTATTTCTCTATTTTGAGCATATTTATCTGGACCATTTTCCAATAACGTTGGTTCTGCATTATCAGATTGATCGTTTTGATCTTCTAGATTATCGCCATATATTATACTTACTGCATATCTAGCATCAGATTCTTCTCCTATTAAAATTTCTCCTCGGATAAATTCTCCAGTCAAATTAGAAACTTCAAGAACTTTAGAAACTGAATTCCAAGATTTTACTCTTGCAGTAACACTACTTGCAGATCCAACAATTACTTCATTAAATTCGTAATTTCCAGATCCAATTAAAATTGGACTTCCAATGACAACAGTTGGAATTCCAATATACCCGTAACCACCATTAATAATCCTAATCTGTGTAACAGATCCGTTTTCAACAATTGCCCTTGCAGAAGCAGTAGAAGTTGCTGTCCCAACAAATGCAACTGAAGGTGCATTTATGTATCCAGATCCTCCACTTGTTACACTTACAATTCCAACAACATCATTTGCAATTATTGCTGTGGCAGCAGCTCCAGATCCTCTTCCGCCACTAAAAACAATTAGAGGAGCAGAGGTATATCCATATCCAGAATTTGTAATTTCAATTCCTTGAACTCTTAATAAAGTAGAATCTGGTTCGCAAAAATCTACAATATTATTAATCATTGTAGCAATTCCTGTTGCAGTCACACCACCATAAGGAGCGGATGAAAATGCAACAGTTGGTGATGTTGTATAACCAGACCCTCTATTAGTAATAGATATGAATCTAACTCCACCATCAAAAATGTTTGCACTTGCGGTTGCAGTTGATCCTACTCCAACCATTTGCAGAGTTCTAATAACTCCAACTTCTTCCATTGTATCATCTATTTGGTCAATTCCAGTTGCAATTACTTCGTCACCATATCTAAAGAGTTCGCAACGTAATTCATAAGTATAGTTTCCTTGCAATTGATAAAAGGGTTTTTCATGCTCAACGTATTTAATTTCAAAAATACGATCACCCAAAGGAAAATAAACTAAATCTCCCTCTTTTGGTCTAGTTGCTAATTTTACATTTGAAACTTTTTTAAGAAGAGGTGTAATATAGGTCTCAAATCTTTCTCTAGAAATTGTTAAAGTTAATTCATTTAATGCCTGTATTCCAAATTTTGATAATATAGTCGGATTGTTTCCATATCCATCATAAGTTTCCAAATAAGCTTCTAATGGGTATGCATTATTAAATTCCGATTGTATTACTTCTTTTATTATAGTTTTTTCCGTAACATATTGACGAGGAAGATAGTATATTTCAATTCCAAAAATTTTTAAATGCTCATTTACAAGGTCTTGGACTAAATCCCTTTCCCCCTGAGATCCTTGAAGAAAAAATGGATTAAGCATATTTTTAACCTATCATATCGAGAGGTGGAAGTTCGTAAGTAGAAGACATTTTTTCCATAAGGGCATCAATCTCTCTTTGAGCATCATCAAAGATTTGTCTCCCATTAAGTTCAACTCCCCCTGGAAGTTTTACTCCTTGAAATTTTATTAAGTTTTGCCCCCACTGCCTTTTTATCAAAGAAGTTAAATATGGTTTAAGGAAAGAATCGTTCCAAACTCTACTGTAATCACTTGGATCTAACATTCGATAACAATCTATAATTATGTAACTACCAACAGTGAGACTTGCCCAATCAATATCTAAATATAATCTATCCTGCCTTTTATTAAATCTAATTTGTTTTTGTGTAGTTAATAACCAATCAATATCTTCAAGATATGTTTTAACCATAGAATATGTTAATAATTCTGTAGAACCCCAATAATAAATATCATTTAAAAATAGTTGATATTTGATACTAAACATTCCACTAGAAATAGAATTAGACCCTTCAAAATGAAATATTTTATTTACTCCAATTACATGGGGAGGTACTTGTAGATAATTACTGTTTTCATAATAATTAAATGTTCCAATTCCTGCCGCAGATGCTGAAGTAGATGCTATTCCCACTCCAGCAATTCCTTTTGCTCTTCCTCTATCAATATCTTGCTGAGTAACTTGATATTTTAGATAAGTTTGATAAACTCCATCAAAATGTCTTTCTTGAAAAAATTGCAAAGCATCATCAACAAGGTCTTCAATTTGTTCTTCAGCAACGTTAATTTCTAAAACAGGCGCCCCAAGTTTTCTTAAACAATAATCTACTAATTCCTGTCTTGTTGATGGTTGTGCCATGTTATAACCTTGAAATTACTTCTTGCTGTTTAAAATATAATTTAACATAAGATTTGACTAAATTTTTTAGAGACTCAATATCATCTATACTATCTATGTCTCTTGAAATTTTTTCATATTCAAAAAGTTTATTAATATTTTCTAATTCAATATCTTGAGGATTCATTTTAATAGACTCCTTAAAAGATCTTTAATTTCTCCAATGTCACCCTTAATATTATTCAGATCACTCTCAAGACTTTCAATACGAGCATTTTCTTGCTCTTTGATTGATTTTAATTCAAGATAATTTTTATATTCGTCAATATTTGTATTTAAAATAGCATTTGTGACTTCATCTCGAACCAAATGGTTGTATCCATC